GTCCGCGGACACTCGCGACGCCCACACTCAGGAAGGACCCGCGGGGATGCGCGTCAGGCCGTGCACGTTGATGCGGTGCCCCTTCGGCAAGCCGAGCATGTTGAAGCTCACCACGCCCGGCTCGTCCTCGACGCTGCACTGCAGGTAGTTGTCGGGGTTGAAGTGGGGGGCGTAGTGCCAGTAGAGCTCGTAGTCGTAGCCATGGATCTGGTCGATGAGGTCGGGCATCCCTGGCCCAGGGTTGTTCTCCACGTACAGGATGGGCCGGCACTCCCGAATCAGGCGCTCGGCCCCCTTGAGCACGTCGCCCTCCATGCCTTCGACGTCCGCCTTGAGGAACTGCACCACCGGGCAGACGTCGTCCAAGGGCAGCACGCGCACGCTCGCCCCCTGCTCGAAGCCTCCGAGGGCCAGCCCCCCGTAGTTCCCGTCGATGGTGTAGTCCAGGAAGGGCACCTTGATGGTGCGATGCCCGGCCCCGAGGGCGTAGTTGAACGCCGTCACGTTCGTCAGGCCGTTCAGGGCGAGGTTCCCGCAGAGGATGTGATACATGAACTGGAACGGCTCGAACGCGATGACGTGCCCGCTGAGTCGGGCGAGCGCCACGGTGTGCGCCCCGATATTCGCCCCGGCATCCACCACGACCCAGTCGGGCCGGATGAGCTGCCGCCACAGGTCAACCTCGCTCTCCGAGTACTCGCCGAACTTCTGCAGCGCGCGTCCCATGTAGCGGTCTTGGCGCAAATACATCATTCGGCCGTAGCGACAATCCGACACACCAATCAGGGAGGCGTCAGCGCGATCCATTACGCCCCCTCCTGCCGCATGGCTTCCCTGCGCATCCGCGCTACGAAGTTCTCTAGGTACAGCGCGGCCCTCTGGCATCGTGCGGGGTCTTCGTCCAGGAGCCCTAGCGCAGTGTTGCACTTCGAGCAGAGCAGCCCGCGCACAAGCCCAGTTTCGTGGCAGTGGTCGACATGGGGCGTCCGCTTCGGCACCTCGCCGCAGATGAGGCACCGGCCATCCTGTGCGGCCAACATCTCGTTGAATGATTGAACGGTTAGCCCGTACACCTTGAGGTCGCGGTTTCGCAGCGCCTTCCGGGCGTGCGCACGAGCGCGCTCTGGATGTGTGTCCCGCCAGAGCTTCATGCGCGCTTGAATCTGAGTGGACTTCCGCTTGTACCTGTCCCGCTCGTAGCAACGCTTCGAGCAGAACTTCGGAGCGCAGCCCATGGGCTTGCGAGTGAAGTCCTCCCCGCAATGCTGGCAGGCTATGAGCTTTCCGTCGGCACGATCCATCAGGCGGTTTTCACACCGCGATGAATAACTGAGACGCGCCAAGACATCTCTCCCACAGTGCGGCGTGCTCAGATTCACCGTCCTTTATTAAGTCCTGAATGTGCGCCCACTCTGGCTTCGGCATTTGCTTCTGCGATTCTTGCCGTTGCCACTCGAGATAGTCGTTGCGCCGCTCCGTGACCTTAGCCCTGCGTAGTTGGCACTCCACTGTTACCCAAAGCAGGTGTAAGTGAGCTTCGTATGTAGAGCAATCGTCCGTGTGCTCATTCACCCATCCCAGAATTTCGCCCGGCTTTTGTCTCCCGGAACTGAAATCCACGATTGTTTCTTGGACGATCTGACGGTAAACAGCCTTGGTCATCTGCTTCCCGTTCACCATAACAACCGCCACAGTAACTGGTTGATGCCTTATTTCCAGATGTTCAGGGGTCACGCAGCCTCCTGTTGAGTGAGTGCTTCCAGGGCTGCTTTCACTTCACGCATGACGCTGCCCCAGTCCCCCTGGGCTGGCTGGCGCACGAGGCGGGCCGTCGGATACCAGGGCGTCGTCTCACCCTGCACGCCCCAGCGGTAATCGGGGATCGTCGGCAGGAGGAGCCAGAGGGGCTTCCCCAAGGCACCGGCGAGATGCGCCACGCTCGTATCGCACGAGATCACGAGATCGAGCTGGCTGATCAGCGCCGCCGTGTCCGCGAAGTCCGTGATCAGGGGCTTCAGGTTGTGGCAGGGCACGCTCACCGGCTCCTGATCGACCTGCAGCGAGTACCAGGTCACGCCGGGGATACTCCACAGCGGCTTCCAGTGCTCGAGCGCGATCGAGCGGCGCTTGTCGCTGCGATGGTCCGGCGAGCCAGCCCACACGAAGCCGACCTTGAGACCGTCCCCTTTTGGTATCGTGGGGGCTCCGCCGGTCTCACGAAGCTCACGACCGTGGTTAGGCCAGATGGCAGGGGCCAGCCACGGCACCGTCGGCACATTCTCGGCAGTCATCCCGAAGCGATGCGGGAGACTCATCATGGCGACTTGAAGATCACAGGGCGGGTGGGCCTCTCCTTGGGCACTCAGGCCGTAGCCGGGGAAACTCTGTTCAAAGAGGCGACCCAGTGGCCGCTGCACTTCGATGTGCACGTCGCCCTCGATCAGCGGCACGTAGCGCGCCATCATGATCGAATCCCCGAAGCCCTGCTCGGCGTGCACGAGCAGCCGCTTGCCGTTCAGCGGCGCGCCATCCCACATCGGCTCGTGATGCCGCATCACATACGTCCCCATGAAAACGGGCGAGTCGAAGCGCGCCTCGTAAGCGGCCCAACCTTCCGTCCAGCGCCCGAGGGCCATGAGCGGGTAGCTGAGATTGTAGCGGCGCTCGGCCGTGACGGGCCCGCTCGCCGGCGCGAGCGCGATCGCCTTCTCGAGGCAGTGGATCGCCAGCTCCGCATCGCCGAAGGCGTGCACGCACTTCCCCAGGCCCTCCCACACGTCCCCCAGCTGAGGATTGAGCTTCAGCGCCGTCTCGTAGGCCGCGACGGCCTGGGTGTATTCCCCCCGCGTCTCGTGAATCACGCCGAGGAGGTGATGGGCTTCCACGAACGTGGGGTTCTGCGCCACGAGGGGGGCGAGGATCCGCAGGGCGGCCTCGGGCTCCTGGATCTGCCAGGAGATCACGGCGATGCGGTACAGCATCAGCGTGGCGATGGCGCGCGGCGGCGTGAGCTTGAGGACGCGCTTGTAGAGCGTCAGAGCCTCGGGGAGCTTTCCCTCCCGGTGCAGGGTGTCCGCCTGCTCCGCCCAACGCTGCGCGAGTCCCTTCCCGCGAATCGGCTGCATCACCGGGCCGAGCGCATCGCTTGCGCGAACGCTTCCGCCCATCGGATCGGCCACCGCTCCCGCACCGTGCGCTCGCCCACGGGGAAAAACTCGAAGCGGCGCGGAATGGGAATGCGCGTCTTGTACGTCCAGATCAGTCGCACATCGTGCGGCCCGGGGCCGAACCGCTGATAGACGCCCCAGGTCTTGACGCCCTGATGCGCCGTCGGGTCCAGCACGAACGTCCGCTGCTTGCCCTTGAGCTGCACCACCCCGCGCGCCGTGACGTGACGCTGCGGACCGAGGATGCCCGTCACCCCACGTCGGGGGACGAGCCGCAGGTTCTTCGGGTACAGGCCCCGTGGGGGGAGATCGCTGAAACTCGGCCGGATGTTCGACGAGGGGATCGCGATCGGCATCGCCGGGTCGAGCGCCTGCTTCACCCCCGCCGCCTGGAACTTGCGCAGGAAGCCCGCCTTCTCCCCGATCTCCACGATGACCTGCATGGGGGAGTCGTGCTTGTCCGAGAACTTGGGGATACGGACGCTGTTGAGAATGAACTGTGGCTGCCGCAGCACAAAATTGGCGGCCAGCTCGCCCTGCTCGGCCTGCTGGACGTCCTTCGCGGTGCGGTTCAAGGCCAGGCTCGCGGCGAAGGGGATCTGGTCGCGGTAGAGCCCGTCGAGAAAAGTCTCGGCTTCGGACGTGTCAACGCGGATCACGGAGCGCCTACCAGTTCATCGGCGTGCCGCTTGCAAAGAAAGAGCGACCCGCCACATCCGCAGATCACCGGGAGCCCGTCGCTGAGCACGAGGCCGTACTCATTGCGACCGAGCGCAGCCGCGTCGTCCCGTAGGTACTCCACGAGCGTGCGGCGCGCATTGCTGTCGCGAACGCGCGTGAAGATATGTTCACTCCCCCTCAACGCTGTCATTGCGCACCTCGCTGCAAGATCACCTCAACGAGCCCGCCGCATTTTGGACACGCCTTCACGAACCCGCGCCCCGTCTCATCGGCCTCGGTGCGCAGCGCGACGGGGTAGGCGTGAATGGACGGCGGGAAGCGCACCCGCCCGAGGAGGCCGTGGCCACACATCCCCCCGTCCCGCGGGTGCGGGCAGTGGAGCTGCACAAAGGGCCGGGACGACAAAGGGGCTGTCACCCAGTTTCCTGGGCGCAGCCCCCGAGGGCGACCGTGCATGATGTGCAGGGAATCTAGCAAATCGCGACGCGCCGCGCTCATGGCCGCTGGACCTGCTCGCCGGTGACGCCCGCGGCTTCGCTCACTGGGACGCCGTCCTCTCGTCCCCCACCCGATTGAGCGCCGCCCGCACCGCACGGAGTAGGTCGATTTCACGCTCGTACATTCCGCCGCGCGTCACCCCAGCGTACAGCGCACGGAACGCGGCCTGTACGGGCTCCTGGAGAAACACCTCGTGGTCGCTCGGCGCTGCTCCTCGGAGTCCATCCACCGCAGCCCGCAATCGTGCGTTTTCGTCAACCTGCGCTTTCCAGAGCGCGGCGTAATGCGGGCGCTCCACAAGCCAAGTCGCCAGTTCCTTGCCAATGCCCAGATTCAGTCCTTGCAGCCACGCCGCATGGCGCTCCAAGTCGATGCGCAGTTCGGTGGAAATCGGCTCCTCCTCCGCAGGGGCCGCACGCACCGACGCCAGCACTTGCTCGGCGCACAATGGGCAGCGGAGTAGTGCCGTCATGGTTTCGTGGATGAGGTAGTCGTGGCGCCCGCCAGCGCCGACCTCGGCCTCACCCTCGCGCAGCGCCATTTCTAAGCACCATGCTTTCGACACGTTCAGTTTCATGTTTCCTTCCCGTTCGGGGAGCCGCTCCTCGGGAGTCCCCGAGCCCTCCGCGTCACGGGCGGTCATCCGCCTACCACCCAGCAGCGTCCGCAATGGCGCGGAGCGACGATGGTGCTCTCGACGGTGACGTGGCCTCGAATCGCGCACCACAACCGCCGCAGCAGGTACGCACGAGGACGATACGGCCAGAAAACTTTTCTCATTCGGTCCTCTCCGTTTCTGGGGGTGAGGGAGCCCCGCCCCGCGCGACCCCATCGAAAGTCGCCAGCCACAAATAGAATGCTTCGTGACGCGCGCACTCGTGAGCGAGATTGATGCCCCGCCGCTCCTCAAACCCGGCGACACCGAGGCGGTGCTGTTCCTCGTGCGCCCCGTCACATCCCGGCCACAGGTTGCCCGCATCTGGGCCACCCGCCCCGCGCGACTTCAGATGACACGCCCGGACGCGCCCTGTGCAGCGGTGCCGACCATCGAGCACGCACGGCAGTCCTCGGATGTAATCGCGCCGCGCCTCGTCCACGTTCTTCGGGAACAGCGCCCCGCGAGACTTCTTCGTGCGCGGCCCGTTTTTTCTGGAACCGCGTGCGCGCCATCGGCTTCGGGGGGCGCTTGGGCCGCCGCACGGGCTTGGGGCAGGGGAAGATCCCGGCGCTCACGCGTTCCTCCAGTTGGCGCCCTGCGGGCACGTGCTGAAGTGACTCTGGTAGAGCCGCTCCCCGGCGTCGGGCGTGGTCACGAACGTCGCGATCGGCGCCGCCTCGTCCTGGTCCTCGTCGGACAGGCGGAAGCCGCGCGGCGTGAGGACGGGATCGGCGTCGACCGGCATCCGCTTCCCATTCGTCGTCGTGGTCCAGACGATCGGCGCCTGACAGCTCTTGCAGGTCGAGAGCTTCACGCGGGCTGCGGCCGGCGATCAGCCTTCGTCGCACGCCAGTAGTTGTTCTCCCACTTGCGCACGTCGAGCTCGCGCCGGTTCTGGCCGTACCGATCGAGCACGATGACGCGGAGATCGCCCTCGATGGCGTCGAGGAACCACCACAAGGCGCAGAGGCCGTGCATCTTCTTCACGGTGATCTCACTGGTATCCTCGACTTCATAGAGCGTCACGATCGGGCAGTCGTTCTCCACAAACGTGACCGTGTAGGCGTCAGGGTGGATCCGCGCGCGATGGAAGAGCTCGTTGAGTTCCGTTCGCTCTGCCGCGCAGTCCTCGGCCCGGTACAGCGCGGCATGCCGAGCGGCGTACCACGCGACATAGTCGCGGATGAGCTTGTGCATGGCATCGCTAAACCCTCGCACCTGGACGGCAGCGTCGTCCTGTTGGAGTGCGAGGATGGCGAGGTTGTGCATCGTAATGGTGCGCATCAGCTCCTCGGATGCCGTTTGGGTGCCGCTTTCGGGGTGGATTTCCCCCGGCGTGGGGGCCTAGACGACGGGTCAGCCGGGCGGGCGGGCGCTACGGATGGCAGCGGGGCGGTGCGACTACGGACGGATGGATGCTCGCGGTCGTCGGTTCGATTCCGACCGGTGGCTCTGTCCCCCCAATCACTTACACCGACCCCTGCCAGCTCGGGTGTCTCTCGGGTGTCGGTTTCGGGTCCCCTCGCGCGCGCATCCGAGGCCGCGATCGCCGCGGCGAGCCGGTCGTCCCGCGTCTTCAGGTACTTCTGGAAGGACCGCAGATCCGTGTGTCCGGTGAAGTCCATCACGAGCTTCACGTCGCCCTGGAATTCCGCCCACAGGTCGCCGGTCACCATGCGACGGAAGCCGTGCGCCGCCCGCCAGGGCCGGTGCGGGACCTCGGCCCGATCCTCGGCGTCCCGGAGCGCCTGCCAGAAGCCCTGCACGCTATAGGGGGCATCGCGCCGCGCCGAGTAGAACACGTACTCGCCGGCGTAGCCGTCCCGTGTGCGCCACCAGCGGGCCGTCTCGAGCGCCGCCCACGCCGCCTGCCGGAGCGGCTGCGACCACGCGCGCCCCACCTTATCGGTCTCGCGCCGCCAGTGCACGCGATCCCCGCGGACATCCGACCAGCGCAGGTGCAGGGCGGCGTTGATCCGGACGCCCTGGGTGCCGACGAAGAGAAGGACGGCGTGAGCCCGCCAGGTCCGCGAGGACTGCGGGTCGAGCTCGGCGAGCAGCGCGTCGAGATCCTCAGCGCGGTACTCTCCGGGCGCGTTCACGACCTCGTCCTTGCCGCGCTTGAAGCGGTAGCCGGCGAGGTCGTTCTGCGCGAGCGCCTGATGCGCGCGGCCCCACGCGTAGACGATCTTCACCATCTTGACGTGCTCGCCCACCTGGTTCACGGCATGGCCGACCTTCCGCATTGCTGCGGTGAACTCCGCCATCGTCAGCCCGGTCGCTTGCTCCGCAAGGAAGTCCCCACCGACGAACAGTTGCCACTTCGCCCACCGCGCCGTGTAGAGGACGACGCTGCGCGGCCGCAGGTGCGCCTGATCCGCGAGGTACAGCGCCCAGAGCGCCCGCGTGGTCAGCGCCGGGCGGCGTGGCCCCTGGATCCACTCAGCCGCCATCGCCTTCGCGAAAGCCTTCGCCTCGGCACGGCCGGCCGCGGTGAGCGGCCAGCTCCGCTTGAGGCGGCGCCCATGGGACCGCCAGAACACCGTGACGAGCTGCCGGCGCTCGTCTTCGTAGACGCGCACGCCGCCACGCGCCGGGCCGAAGTGGCCGATCGTCTTAGGAGTCATGCGCTGCCTCGCGACCGGCCGCGGCGGCGGCCGTCAGGTTCGCCCGTCGCGGGATCACCAAGAGGCGGTAGCACCGGCGTTTCCCGTCGCGGCGGGCGTGCCCCATCCGCTCCCACTCGGGGAACTGGCTCCGGAGCCACTCGCGGGACCGGCTCGATCGCAACATCGCATCCTCCTCCGACACCCAGCGAAGATACTCCTCCGCCGCCTGGCGCACGTCGTCGCAGATCCGTTCGATCAGCCCGGCATCGTGTTCGTGGCCGCGCCGGCGCAGAACCTGGGCGTCGCCACGCCAATCGGCGAGCACTTGCTCGAGCACGGCGGGCTCAGCCACGCGGCGCGCCGTGGAGCTCGACAAAGTCCTTCCACCGCAGGATGACCAGCGCCTCCTCATCCCGCCCGTACTTCTGCTGCCAGACCACGACGCCCACCTTCGCGGGGACGCGGGCGCTGGCCGCCACCACGACGCCGTCAAGCCAGCCTCGCAGGTAGCTCGGCAGGCGATAGCCGCGCTTCTCTTGGAAGCAGAACATCGGCGTCTCGTAGTCGGCGGCGTCCTTCTGGCCGGTCGAGGGGATCCGCTCGGTGCCGATCGATCGAGCATGGCGGCGCTCGGCTGCCTTGTAGCCCTTGTCGCTCATCGCTCCCTCCCTGCGAGATACCGGGCGTACCCCTGCACCGCCGCGACCTTGAGATTGACCTCCCAGTGCTTCTCGAATCGCTCGCGCCCCAGCTGGTGCAACGAGAACTTCCCCTCTCGATGGTGCGCGCTCCCGCACAACGGCACGGCGTTCTCGGCGTCCCCATACCGGCACGACTCCAGATGCGCCGCTTCGACGTGATCGAAGCCCCAGCAGCGGCGGCCGCAGACGAGGCACGGCAGGGTGCGGAGATACGCGAGGAAGCCCGCGTCGAAGGCGTAGGTCGGCGGCTTCGGGCAGGCGCGGATCATGGCCTCACCTCCAGCCGGATGCACGCGGGGCACACGATCGCGTTCACGGGGATCGGTTGCCCCTGCCACTGCAGCTCCATCCCGGCGAGGTACTCCGTCGTGTAATCCGCGCCACAGTTTGAGCAGATCACCGCCCAGTGCCGCGCGCCGGGGAACGCGTCCCTCGCGGCGGGATCACTGAGCCTCAGGAATCGCCAGCACCGGCTGCCGCGCATCGGCGGGTCGGCGTAGTGCGCGACGCGTTGCGCCCGCTCGGCACACGTGCTGGCGAAGCAACAGGCGGTCCGCTCGTCCTCGGCGGCACGGCAGATCGGCTCCTTCGGGGGCCGCTCGGCCGTATCGATCGGGACGCTGGGGGCGGTCATCGACTCGCCCCGAACGTCGCGGCGACGCGCTCAGCATCGGCGACCGGGTGGCAGTCCAGGCAGAGAACTTCGAGATCGCTGTCCGGCTCATGCCCGAGGTTGTCGTAGCGCAGGTGGTGAACCTCGAGGCCCCGCCCGTAGAGCCCGCACCGCTCACATCGGTACGCGGCGCGGGCGAGCACTTGGTCACGTCGCGCGCGCCACTCAGGGCTGCGGATGTACGCCTTGTAGTCCGCGGATTGCCGTAGACTGTGCATCAAAATGTCACCGATCGCGGACAGACTCGAGCGTTTCGGCCGGTGCTTCGCCGTGCGCCAGTAGGCACTGGTGGCGAGCTCGAACATCTGACTGACGCCGCTCCGCGTGCAGTACAGCGCGCGCATCGTGACCTTCTGGCCGGGGCGGAGCCAGTCGATCGAGCCCTCGTCGCGGAGCTGCGCCAGGCCAAGTACCGCGACCTCGATCTGGGACTGCGAGCGGTGGATCAGGAGCCGCTTGATCACCGACCCTTCCCGCCGCTCGTCCCACGCCGGCGGCGGCAGACCATCGGGTACCCACAGGCGCTCCCGAATCAGCGGGAACAGCACCTTGTAGGCGAGCCGCGCGTCGGCGGTGGGAGGTGCCGTCATGCGTGCTGTTCCTGCGCGGCGGCGCCAGCCGCCGATTTAGTCTTTGACTTGGTAGGAGATTCTCTCTCCGCTCGGCTTAGCTCATCTAACGCGGGACTTCCGTCGCCCTGTCCCTTGGACACACGCGGGACGCGTCCGTTGCGGCGCGACCGTTCTAACCGCTTGCGCTTCCGGTCCTTGTGGAGCCGCATGGCCTCGGCGCCCGTCCACTCGCGCCAGTCGCGTACCACCGTCCGGCCGCGTCGTGTCACGACCATGTGGCCACTTTTCTTAAGCAACTCCCGCACGTCCTGTACCACCCATGTCGTGCCGGTGAGCCAGGGCCCGAGGGCGTCCCGGAGCTCGGCCGCCGGCGCGTCCGTGACGTCCCCCGAGGGGTAGTGCTCGAGCACGTGGGCCCAGAGCTGCTCGAGGATCGCCATGGCGATCGCGCGCCAGGCGAGCTCGTCGCGGCCGCCGAAGAGGTCCGCGCCGCTCTGGGCGAGCAGCTCGGCCAGGCGGTAGGTCTTCCGGTTCCGCGGGAGGAGGACGTCACGCTTGATCCACAAGCTCACCGCTTCCTCCGCCCCCTGGCCCGCTGCGCTTTGCGCCGGCAGCCTCGCATGTAGACCCGCATCGATTCGTTGTAGCACAGGCGACAGCGCGGGCGCCGCTTCCCGCGCTCGGTGTGCCAGGACACGTTCCGCCCGGCGATCTTGTGGCCCTTCGCGCACCGCCGCGCCTTCATGACGGCCGCTTCCAGACGCGGTGCAGATTCCCGTGACTGGCGTCGACGTCGCTGCGCCGGAACTCCTCGGTCGAGACGAGGCCCGCCTTCTGCATCACCGCGCCCAAGAACGCGAGCTCGCGGCCCTTGGCCTTCGCCGGCAGGATCCCGTGGCGCACCGCTTCGCGGCGGACGTCCCCGACGGTCACGCCGTCGGGCCGCACCCGCGCGAGCCCCTGCGCGAGCGGGATGAGGCGCTCGATCAGCGAGCGGTGGTCCGCGGTGCTGGCCGTCGCGTCGAGCGCGTCGAGGCCCAGCTGCAGGGAGTCGGTCATCGCGACCCCGGGTAGAAGGCGCGGATCCGCGCGGCCCGCTCAGCCCGATGACCCGGGCCTGGCCAGTTCACGCCGCCGGGCGTCCCCGGATCCAGCCAAGCCGCACCGCAGTCATGGCAGACGTGCGGGGCAACGTGCTCGTGCCCGTGCTCGAGCAGGCAAATGCACGACGGTGCTGTAGTTCCGAACGTCGCGAGACAGGGACCGTTCATCGCCGGTGCTCGTCCCGGTCCGGACACGTGGCGAAGTGCGATTGATAGAGCAGCTCCCCCGGCGCGGGCGACGTCGTGAACGTGGCCACGACATCCTTCCCGGGGCGCAGGTCGTCCTCGTTGAATCCGATCTGCGCCGCGTCCACTTCCTCGTCGATCCGAAACCCGCGCGGCGCGACCACGGGATCTGCGTCGACGGGCATCCGCTTCCCGTTGGTCGTGATCGTCCAGATGATCGGCGCATCGCAGGTGCGGCAGGAGGAGAGCTTCATCAGTTCCGCAGCGCCCACACGGCGGGGACCTGCCGCTGGATCTGCTCCACCGTCGCATCGCCCAGCGCACAGCAGAGCGGCCCCGCCAGCTGCATCGCGCCCACCAGCTTGGCGTCACTGCCGGCCGACTCGAGGAGGACGTCGGGCAGCACGCGGAAGGCGGCGAGGATCCGGAACGTGAATTCCATCGTCGCCTCGACCGCCACGAACTGGATCGGGCTGTGGCGTTGGCAGAGGATCACGACGCGGCCGGCCGGGACCCAGCCGGCGAGCGGGATGGGGATCCCCGACGCGATCGGCGGCCAGGGGCCGAGGGCGATCGCGCGGCTCACGAGTGGGCCTCCCGTTCGAGCTCGGTGAGCGCGTTCTGGGCGGACGGGTCGAAGGACCAGTGCGGCACGACGGGCGACGTGTCCCGGCGATAGCGCACCGGCCGTGGGCGCACGATCCCGAGTCCCTCGGCCACCTGGTCGCTCTCGTCGCCGGGATCCCGCTGCTCGGCGCCGGGCATGAGGCGCACTTCCTCGGGGGCCGAGTCGAAGTGCCCCGTCGGCGCGGCGGGGTCGTCGAAGCGCAAGGCGGGCGCGATCCCCCGCCGGCGCGGGGGCCGCTCGACGAGCCCCAGGACGAGGTAGAGCACCACCAGCAGCGCGAGCCAGATCACCGGCCGATCTCCTCGGGGTCGAACAGGGGCGTTTCCTGGAAGTACTTCGCCTCGTCCTCGTCGTCCTCGAGCTCGTCGTCCGGCTCGGGCGGGCGCTCCTTGGGCTTGGTGGCGTTAGCCGCCCGGCGCGTAACCCAGGCTTTACGGAGGGCCGCCGAACGCGTGCCGGGTTCGAGGTGGGCTCGCCGTCGATTGGTGGCCTGCTCCCTCGGCGTCGCCCAGCGGCAGTTGCCGAGCTCGTAGTTCCCGTCGCCGTTGATGCGATCGATCGTCGTTCCGGGCGGCCGGTCGCCCATGTCCTGGACGAACGCCTCGAAGGATTCAAGCCAGCGCGCGCAGACGGTGATCCCGCGGCCGCCGTACCTGGCGTAGTGGGCGGCTTGTGGGTCGAGGCACCGTTGCTTCATCGCCTGCCAGGAGTGGTAGGTGCGGTCGCCGTTCCTATGCGGAGCTACGCATCGACCGTGCATCGTGCGGGAGCGATTGAAGTCACCGATGATGCAGCCGCAACTCTGGCTCTCGCCGGATCGCAGGGCTCCGCCGGGAACGGCACGGGTGGTGCCGCACTCGCACCGGCAGAGCCACCACCATCCATGCACCTTCATCTCGGGCGGCCGGGGCGCGCGCTCGATGACGAGCCAGCGCCCGAAGCGACGGCCGGCCATATCGGTGACGGCCCTCACGTCCACTCTCGCTTCAACTTTTTGCCGCACATTTGGCACGGGTCGTAGGACGTTTTTAACTGGCACCAGTTGCAGGTGATCGAGCCGGCGAGCTGGGTGCCGGTGCGGGTCGCCGCGGTCGGCGTCGTCCCCTTCTTCGGCCGCTTCCAGCCGCCCGCCTTGGCGCGGGTGCGCACGGTCGGCTCCGAGACCTTGGCCGCCTTCGCGATCGCCACCACTGGCGTGCCTGCTTCCCATCCCCGGCGCATGGTGGCGAGCTGGGTGTCGGTGATGTTGCTGTGGCCCGTCGGCTTGCCGTTCCCCTTGCCGGCGGGCGGCTTCGCCTTCGCTGCCCGGACGGGCAGCAGGGTGAGGCCCGCCGGCACGACGGCGCCCGCCCGCCGGCGCACGGTGTCGATGATGGCGTCGATGTCCTGGGCCTCCTGCTCCACGGCGCGGCGTTGCTGCTCGAGCTGGGCCAGCAGGGCCGGGTAGTCGATCGCGGTCATGTGTGCCCCGTGAAGAGTGTGGGTTGGAGTGCGGCGGCCGTGCGCGGCGAGAGCCACAGCGCCTCGGTGCGGAATCGCCCGGAGCCCACGCCCCCGACCAGCGTCCGCGTCGTGACGCAGGTCCATCCTGCGTACAGCGCGTCGTAGAGGGGGCTGGGGTAGCCCGAGACGATGGCGAACCCGGTCAGCCCGCGGGCGACCTGGGCTAAGGCCTCGTGATCCGCGGGGCCGAACTCGTGCAGGTAGCCCTTCCCCTTCCCGAATGAGGTCCGGGTCTCAGGGAGGTAGGGCGGGTCCAGATAGAACAGGGTGTCGGCGCCGTCATGCACTCGCAGGAGCCGGAGCGCGTCCAGGTTCTCGACGACGACGCCCTGCAACCTCGCGTGTGTGGCGGCGATCGTGGGGGGGACCTTGAGCCAGGACAGGTTGTTCGCGCGCCGCGCTCGGTAGTCAGCCGCGCGGAATCCGCAGGTCGGGTTCTTGGTTGCGCCGGATCCGTTGAACCCCATGAAGCCGCGCACCACGAGGCAGCGCGCGCGCTCTACCGCCCCGCGTGCCGAGCGTTTCGCCTGATCGTATTCCTCTCGGGCGTAAGCCGTCCGCTCGATCCGGGCGCAGAGGTCACGGCACTGGCGGCGATTGCGGACGACGCGGAAGAAGTTCACGACGTCCCCGTCCAGGTCGTTGTAGACCTCGATTGGCGACCGTTCCTTGCGGAGTAGCACGCCACCGCCGCCACCGAACGCTTCGACGTAGACGCGGTGCGGGGGGAAGTGTCCGATGATCCAGGGCGCGATCCGCCACTTGCTGCCGTGATACCGCAGCGGCGGCCGCGAGAGACTTGGCCGTGATACCGTAGCGGCGGCCGCGAGAGGCCGGACCGGAACGGCTGCCGTCACTTGCCCCCCCGCTTGATCCGCTGGCGCTCGGCGTCCGCCTGGTCGTGCGGCTCCCCCTCATCCGCGAACTGCTCCATCGGCACGAAGATCTCGAGCTGCGCGCTCTCGACGGCCACGCCGAACCCGCGGAGCGGCGGATTCCACAATCCCCACCGCGCCACGACGCCCGAGAACTCCGACACGTCGGGCAGCCGCACCGCGTAGGCCCCCGTCTCGGGATCCCGCTCGCAGGCCGACAGCGCGTGATCGACGCAGGCCAGGCGCTGCTCGGGCGTGAGCCGCAGCCAGAGCTTGTGATTGAACGCCAGCACGAAGTCCAGGGCGGTGAGGAAGGCGAACGGCCCGCCCGGGTGCGCGCTGACCGTGAGCTTCGAGTCGCCCCGCGAGCTGATGTCCTCGCGGAACAGGTAGGCGATCTTCGCGTTGACGAGCCGCTCGTGCAGCTTCGTCCGGATCAGGATCTTCGCGATCTCCTCGGGCTGCTCGGCCTTCAGGAACTTCTCGCCCTCCGGCCAGATGCTTCTCAGGGGGGCGTTCAACGCCTTGCTGAACTTGAGATCGAGGTCCCCGAGGTCGCGGGGCAGCTTCAGTTTCGATGGACTGGCGGTCGCGGTCATGGCACTCCCTCGAGGGGCTGCGGGTAGAGCGGCTGCTCCGAATCGACGGAGACCTCCGAGCTGGTGGGCTCGGCGCTCGCTTGAGCTTCAGCCGCGAGGTGGCGGGGACGAAGGCGGCGCTCGCACGCCGGCCCATCCTTTCCGCTACCGCCATCGCGTCCCGCAGAGCGGAGAGATCGGCTGTACGACCGACCGGCAGACCCCGCGGATTGCTAATCGCCGTCTAGAACTCTCCCAGCATTCCTTGGTTGGCGTCCCCTGCGCTGCGTGGCCTCGCTGGGGGCGGTGCCGTCTCCCGATCCTGCCACGCCACCGGCCTACCTCCGACACGCCAACCAGGGCGCGGTGGGGGTTTGATCCCCCGCTTCATCGGCCCCGGTCGGGTTATGAGCCCCCGGTCCGACCCCCACGCTGTTCGGCGGCGGTGTGTGACCCAATCCCTTGCGAGATCGCGCATGGCCACCCTGCTTCACGCCGCCTACGACTACGCCAAGCCCGGCACCTTCTCGCCGGTGTACGGATCCCGCGTCGGGTCGAGCCCGACGTCGGCGAACGCCGCCATGCCGCGCTCGACGAACGCCGCCCGGTCGATGGCGGGGTCGAGCGGGCGCGCGCCCAGGAATTCGGCCAGCGCCTCGTCCAGCTGCTTGAACCGCGAGGCTCGCGCGGCCGGCGAGATCTCGTGCTCGGCCCGCCGCAGATCGAGCTGGAAGTGCAGCGCCGCGGCGCGCCACTGCCGCAGCTGCGTGTGATTCAGGTTCCGCCGCACGTCGCGCGTGACCTCGCGCACCACGAGCCGCACGACGGCCCCGGTGAGATCCCCGAGCTCCGCGACCCGAGCGGCGATCGCGGCGTCCAGGTCCTCGGCGCCGAGCCCCGTGCCTTCGATCGGCGCCAGGTCCATGAAGCGCCGCGTCGGGCCAGGTCGGAACTGGACGGTTGGCGCTCCCGTCCCGAGCTCCACGAGCATCCAGCCTTTGCCCGGGATGCCGTGCTCCGCCTCCGCGCGCAGCTCGCCCCAGACGTCGCTCGAGACGTACTCCAACGCGCCGACGTAGGCCGCGTTGGGCCGCACCATCGTGTAGACGTGATAGTGGCCCAGGATCACGAAGTCCCACCCCGCGAACCGTTCCGGCGCGATGCGGTGGGCCGGGCGGTCCGCGCTGCCATGCGGGACGATCCCCTCGACGTCGCCATGGAACACGAGCAGCCCCTCGGGCTCGGCCGGCGGTTCGTGTCCTTCGGGTACGCCCCAGACGATCCCGCTGGGCAGTTCGAGCCGCTGCGGCCGGTCCCAGACGACGTGGACGCGGGGGAGCTCCGCGAATAGCGGGAGCACGCACCCGGTTTCGGTCGCCCGCGGGATCTCATGGTTTCCCCCGACGAGCACGACGTGGAGATCGGGCAGCGCCTCGCACAGCTGGCGCAGCTCACTGAACGCGAGCGTGATGGACGGGTTCGACGGCCGGACGCGGTCGAAGATGTCCCCCGCAATGGCGAGCACGTCGGGGCGCGCGTCGCGGATCTCCCCCATGGCGCGCTGAAAGGCCTGGGCGACGTCCAGTTCGCGCTGATCCATCCCACCAGGGCCACTCCGATCGAAGCGGCGGTGCCCCAGGTGGAGATCGGCGAGGGCGGCGATTAGCATGAGGCCACCGCCGGGACGGGCCGCCGGTTCGCCCGCTGCTCGATAGGGGTCGCCCATCGACAGTTGCCGGGCTCATAGTTGCCGGCCGGATCGATGCGGTCCAAGCTGCGGCCTGGTGGCCGCTCGCCCATGTCTGCCAGAAAGTTCTCGAAGCTGTCCCGCCACCGTGCGCAGACGCTGACGCCGACGGCCCCATAGCGCGGATACTTGGTTGCCTTGGGGTTCTCGCACCGCTGGCGCATAGACTGCCAGGAGCAAAAGGCCCTCGACCGGGTGTGGCCGTGCGTCGTGTGAACGGCGCGCATCACCGCGACCGCCATGCACCCGCAGCTCGGCGCTACGCCCCGCCGGAGGTTCTTGCTGGTGACCGTACACTCAGTCCCGCAATCGCATCGGCAGATCCAGGCTGCGCCGCGATCGCCGGTGCGGTCGCAATGCGTGCCTGCGAACCGCAACACCACCAGTCGACCGAACCGTCGACCCGCGAGATCGACAACCGGGCGAGCCACTACAGCAGCGACTCCTGCGGCTCGCTGCGCCGCTGCTCGAGCTCCTCGTCGACCGCCGTCCGCATGCGATCGAGGGCCGCGGGATCCTTGGTCTTCGTCTCGCGGCACCACAGGGCGAGGGCGGTGAGGTCCTCGACGCTGATGGACTCGTCGTCGATCGCCTTCCCCGCGAGGGCCTTGAACGCGGCCGTCGCGATCACCTTCGGGAAGCGGAACCGCGGCGCGGCCGGCTGCCCAGGGTAGACCGGCGGCGGCTCGTGGTCGTCCTTCTCCTTCGGCTCGTCCTCGCGCGCGACGGTGAAGATCTCCTCGAGCGCGGCGGCCACGATGGTCGCCTGCGTGTCCGCCCGCTTCGTGGCCCGGCTGACCACGTCGTGCAGCGCGGCGCGGTAGTCGGGATCCCGCGTGACCTTCGGCGGCTTCCCCTTCTCGTATTCGCACCAGCCACCGTACTTCTTGACCGCGCTGGCCGAGGTGAAGCCCTTCTCCGCGGTGTTGCAGCTGCCGAGGCCCGCGCCGACGACGCGGCCGAAGTGATCGACGATCGGGATCTCGATCGTGGCCGAGCAGTACTCCCTCGTCTCCTGGCCGTCGACGCGCCGCGCGGCGCCGCGCGCCCAGCGGAACAGCTGCTTGATCTTCGACGCGCCGCGCTTGGTCAGCGCCTTCGACGTGCTGCCTGGGACCTGGTAGTAGTCACCCAGCTGGCCGGCGATCAGGTCGCCCTTCGCGTCGCACTTCGCTTCCTCGAAGTAGTCGCTCTGGATGAACTTGATCACGACGTCGCGATTCGCCTTGAAGCTCTCGAGGTTCTTGGCGAGATCGAGCGGCGCGCCGAGCTGCTTCATCACCAGCGCCTGGCCGAGGGCGACGAACTGCTGCAGGTCCTCGTCCCACACCTGCCCCATCTGCTTCCCGTACTTGTCCTCGGCCTCGGCGGCGGTGAGCCGCGTCTGGACCGTCGGCTTCGTGGCGGTCGTCATGCGGTCACTCCGGTCAGCGCGGCGGCCAGGTCGGTCGCGATGGTCGCCTGGGGGATCTCCTCGATCTCGGCGCACGGCAGCGGCGTCGCGACGGCGATCTTCTCGAACGCCTTGGCGTCAAGTGTCAGCGCCATTCCGCTCACCTTCGCCCACGCGAACGCCTGGGCGAACTCGTACTTGACCTTCTTGACGAGGCGGATCCCGACGCCCGGGGCCGGGGCCTTGTCCCCCGTCTGCTCGAACGCCCGCAGGGTCAGGGTGCGAAGCTCCGCTTCGTGGGCAGCCACCAGCGCCTTTGCGTCCGTCACGCGCGCGATGAGCACGGCGTTTTCCTGCTCGAATGCACGCTGCTTCTCCAGCAACTTGGCGGCGAGGCTCGCCTGGAACGTGCGCGTGTCGGAGACTTTGCGGACCTGTTCGGTGAGCGTAGTCATGGGGTCGCCTTGAGGCTGGTGGTGATGGCGGTCATCAGATCGATGACCGTTGTCGTCTCCTCGATCGGGGCGGTCGCGCCCTTGACGGAGAGCGTCCGGCAGTCCGGGCAGATGTGCGGCCAGTCCTGGATCTCCGCCGGCCGCTCGAGCCGGGCCTGCGGCTTGTCGGGGACGGGCGCCTCGCACAGCGGCGCGCCGATGTGGGAGATGTGACTTGCGGACCACCGGCCCGCGTCGAGCCACGAGAGGAGCCGCATCAGACGTCCCGCCCGGCCAGGTCGTGGCGGCGCCGCGCATCGAGGTACTGCTGGACGTCGTCCTTCTCCTCGCGCGCGGTCGCCCAACAGACGAGGAGGACGCCCACGACGATCGCGATCACGATGATCCAGAGCGGGCCGATCGTGTCGATCGTCTCGGGCGTCATCGGGACCCCCGGCGGCGCTGCTGTTCCTGGACGAGCGCGTCGCGGCGCGCGGTCTCGCGCAGGATCGCGCGATCGGACACCCGGATCAGCCGGTCGAGGTTCTGATCCGAGCGGTCGAGCAGGAAGTCCGTCTCCGCCAAGTCCTCGGCAGTGTCCGCCTCTTGGGCGAGGCGGAGCACGGCATCACAGAGCGGGGGCGCGGTGCGCCCGTCCCACGCCGTGAGGATCGGCCGGATGAACCGCTCGCCCCGCGCCGTGTCCCCAAGCGCGACGAAGGCCGAGACGATGGCCGCACAGCGGGGCCCGATGTCGCGCATCAAGTGGCCCACAGCCTGCGGCCGCATCCCGAGCTGGGGCGCGACGTAGGCGGCGATCGGATCGCCACGGCCCCCGGACCCCCAGCGGCGTTCCTTCGGGCGAGGCGCGCGCGTTCCGGCGTTGTCCGAGACAGACGGGCGGGCGACGTTCGGCGTCGTCATGGGAGTCGCCCCTCGATCTTCCGCAGCGCGGATTCGATGCGCCGCCGCACCGCCGCGTTGTCCACCGGCATGAGCGGGTACTCCGCGAAGCAGACGAGGACGGCGAGGGCGTTTTTAAGATCTTCGGCCGCCGTCTCGGGCCCGAGCAGGGCGGCGACGGGTGGCGCGGGGACAGGACGCCCAGGAAGGGAGGCGGTCATCGTTACTCGACGCCGGCGGGTTGGGGCTGCTCGGCCTGCTGCAGGAGCTGCTCCACGCCCGGAAAACCGAGTTCTCGGAGCAGGGTTCCGGGGGCCACATCCTCTTGGCGGCGGGTACTCTCCAGCCGCGCCGCCCGCCGGAGGCGGGTCCATTGATCCAGGGTCAGCCGGACCCACAGCTTCTTGCTCTTGCGAGGCGCCATTCCATCCCCTAACGTGGGAGGTTCTGTCAAAAGACAGGCGCTGGACACGCGTCCAATAGCGCAGATGCGCCACAACTTGCGCGCAAGTGCGCGATTTGTCAATAGCGAGGTTATGGGTCCGGCCAAGAGTAAGCTGCACAAGGAGTTCGTCGGCCGACTCCGCGCCGCCATGGAGCAGAAGGGCTGGCTGGGACGGGGTGCCGCTACCCAACTGGCCAGGGCCGTAGGGGCCAGTCCCTCCCTTGCCGCCTCATGGCTACGCGGGGAGCGGATACCGCGCAGCCCCTATCTCGGGCGCCTGCCGCGGGTGCTGGGAGTTAGCGCAGATGCGCTAGAAGTGGGGGAAATGCCACCTGCCTCGCCCCAGGACGACGCCGGCTATGCCGACCGCCCCCCGACCCCTGGTGGCGAGCGTCCCAGGGCAGGGGTAGTATCGGAGCCTGGTCGGGGAGACGAGCACGAGGTTGCGTGGCGGGGGTTTCGCGTGTTAGCCAGTCGGATCGCCAGGACCATCCAACAGACCGTCCGACTCCACGAGCTCGGCTACACGGCGGCGAGCCGGGCCATCCTCGCCGACTCCCTCGCCGTGTTCGCCCGCGAGCTCGACGCCCGCTGCGGCGAGACCGTCTGCGGGGACATCTGGAAGGTGATCGACTGGCTCAGGAAACCGCCGGAGGGGTGAGCTGCCGCCTGTGCCGGGATGGACAACCCGCGTACCCCAAGCCCCGGCTTTGGACGAACAGCCCACCCCGCTAGTGCCGCGTTGCCACGAACGCCACCGCTGTCGCGCCCGCCCCGAGCGCCGCAGAGACCAGCCGACTCGGGCACCGCGGGAGAAACCGAAGCCCGAGCATCCGGCAATCCGCCACCGTCAGGGTCGCCGCGAGGTGCTGCTCGAGCAGGGCCACCCGGGCCTCCGCCCGATCGGCGCGCGTCGAATCCGCCAGCCGCGCGAGGTCGAGCCGCCCGAACGCCACCTGCCAGTCGGCCACCTGGCCCCGGAGTTCGAGATTCTGCTGGCCGAGCACCACGTTCGAGTCGCGCGCCGTGGTGGCCTGGGCGAGCGCGGTGTCGAGCTGGGCGATCCGGGGATCCCGGGCCTGGGCTCGCCGCTTCCACGCGGCCGCGCTGTCGGCCTGCGCCCGGGCGATCGCCCCGAGCTGGGCCTGGCGCGCGCGGTACGCCTTGCCGACGGCCAGGGCTTGCTCGGCGGAACGGATGATCGCGGCGTCCTCGCGGCCCGAACGCGCCTGGCACATCCCGAAGGCGTAGAGGGCGACCGCCGCCGCGGCGATTGTGAGGATGGGGACGCGGAGCCGGACGTTGCTCATCGGAAGAATCCGTCGAGCCAGCGCGTGAGCCGCTGCACCCAGCGCCGCGGCCAGAGATACGTGGCGTACAGCTGATGCAGCGGGCTCTTGTAGTCCTCGTCCCCGAACGTCTGCACCATGTGCTGCACCAGATCATCGACCGTGAGCACCACGCCCAGGATCTGCAGCACCAGCCCCACCCACCCACCCACCACCGCCCCGACGAGGACAAGCAGCGCGCCCAGGTAGGCGTGATGAAACTCGCGCAGGTGGAACGGCGAGCTGAGCCCGAGCGAGCGATGCAGCGCGGCCAGTCCGCCCACGATCACGAACAGGACCAGCAGGAGCCCCTCGAGTAGCAGGATCACGGTGCCACCTCCTCGGCGTCTTTCCCGCCGTCCCCGCCGTTCATCCGACTCCGGCCGCCGGTGACACTCACCCAGCGTTTGCGCTCCGCCCGCAGCTGCTCCACCGCCGCGAGGTGCGTTTTGATCTCGTCGTCGATCTGCCCCACGCGCAGATCGATCAGCGACTCGACGTCGTCGGGCGAACAGCTTTCCGCCCGAAACGCGGTGAGCAACTCGGGTGTCGGGGCCTCGCGCTTCGCCATCAGGCGGCGCCCCACTGTTGCGCTTCCTGGGCGCGCCGCGTCACGAGCCCCGGAGCCACCGCGCCCCCGGCGTAGACCCAGCGCCGGAGTTGCGCCGGGACCCCAGCGTAGTCGCCGGCGTTGAGCAAACGGACGAGTGTCGAGTGCTGAAGGGCGGCGGCGCCGACGTTGAACGCGAACGAGACCAGGGCGTCGAACTGCCCCTGGGAGAGCGGGACGCGGACGGCGAAGGACACCGCCGCTTCAGCGCGCGCGAGGTCCTTCTGCAGGAGCTCCTGCGCCTGCGCCGCCGTGAGGCCCGGGGGCCATTTCACCGGCGCGCCCCGAATCCACAGCTTCCCGCTGGTCAGCTCGTCCTTGGTCAGGAGATGGCCGACCCCGATCGTCGGGAGCCCTGCCGAGTCGCGGTACATCGTCAGCACGACGCCCTCGCGCAGGGTCAGCGCCTCGAGCCCCGCCTTGCTCGTCGTCACGTGCCCGGCCCCCCAGGCAGGGGCGCGGGGGTCGCAGCGCTCGCGCGCCGGTCCGGGACAGCGCCCGTGACCACCGCGGCGGTGGTGGCCGCCGCTGCCCGTTGGGCGATCCCGTCCGCGATTTTCCCGCCGGTCATCGGCGCGACGCAGGCCGCGACCATAATCCCGACGAGGTACTCGTTGATGTCTCGGTTCGTCAGGAAGACGACCCAGACGGTTGCGATGCCCGCGAGCGAGGCGAGGCACACGCTCACGAACGAGCGGACGCGCGCGTAGTCGATGACACCGGTGGCGGGGTCCGCCAGCAACGTGGACCACCGGATACTCACAGCCGCACCGTATGCCCCGACAGGAGGTAGACCAGCACCAGGACGCCGGCGCCGAACGTCAGGCGCCCCAGCTCGGCCGTCTTGGGGTTCGTGGCGGCGAAGTACGTGATCGCGCCGAGGAGGATGGCGAGCACGGGAACGATGGCGATCATCGAGACCTCACTGGAAGTTGGACGCGCCTCATCCGAGAAACACCTTGACCGCAATCCCCAGCACAAAGAGCAGAATGGGAATGCCCACGCTGAGGATCACTCGCTGATTGGCCTTCGCGATCTCCAGCCCTTCGTCCCTGCCCGTCCCCTTGCCCCGGGATACGTCGAGGCTCGCGATGGCGCTCTTCACTTCATCAATGCGCTCGTTGATGCGCTCGACGATCCCCACGAACTCGGGTCGGGGAATCATCATCTCTTGCTTCCGCAGCAGGTCGTTATGGCTCGTGTTGTAGGCGCGCTGCGCTTCCTCGGCCTTGAGAATCGCCTCCTTGCTGGAGGCGAAGGCGGCATCGACGGCGGTCTGGGCCGCCTCCGCCCGCTCCCCGTAGCGTTCGTGGCGTTCAGCCATCAGTTCCTTGAACGCATCAAACGCCGCCTTCAGGGCGTGGAGGTCGTTCGACAGTTTCACCTCACAGGGCGTCAGGCGACCCTCCGGCGCGGGCGTCACTCGTCGTCCCACCCGTCGCCCTCGTAGGGGCCCCAGAACAGCTCACCCTCACAGGACTCCATGCCGCCTCCCGGGAAACAAAAATCCCCAGCCATAGCCCCAAGGGGCTCAGCTGGGGATGCCGCGTCACGCGGGTGATCCCCGAACGCCTGCAATCTACCGCGCGACGGCCCGCAATCCAAGCGTGGCGCGAATCGTACCTCAGGCGAGGGTCGTGATCGGGAGTCGGGCGACCCCGAGTGGCGCCCTGTTCTCGTGGGGCATAGCTTCTACGAGATGCCTCAACCGACTGTAGACGTTCCGGGCCAGCGATTTGGGCGACTCGTCACCATCGCACGGCGAATAGGACGTGACAGGCAGATCTACTGGCTATGCCGATGCGATTGCGGCGGGGAGAAGACAGCCCGGTTGGGCCACCTGCGAAGTGGTCGAACTCGATCATGTGGATGCCTCAGCAGAGAACTCACGACGGCACGCAACCGGACGCACGGACAAACAAAGCACCCGCTGTATTCCGTATGGTCCGGCATGATCGCCCGCTGCACCAACTCCAAGTTAGCCTGCTTTCACTACTACGGCGGTCGCGGGATCATAGTCTGCGTGCGGTGGAAGGAGAGCTTCATGGCGTTCCTCTCAGACATGGGTGAGCGACCACTGGGGGCCACGCTGGATCGCATCGACAACGACGGCGACTACGAGCCGGGCAACTGCCGGTGGGCGACCCCAAACCAGCAGGCCGCCAACCGGCGACCGCCGCGCCCGGTCGATTGGCGCACAACATCCTTGCACAAGGCGGGAATGTCGCTCAGCGAGTGCCTCGCCTCGATTCGTACCCTCATTTCCGCCCCCGCGCAGCACTAGCTAGCCTGCTCCCGAGTTGCCCGCGCGCGCGGTGCCGAGTACCATGCAAACAGTTACTTCGCCTGCGGCGCCGCGACGAGCTTCAGGTTGAACGCCTTGGCGAAACACGGAACGCAGTATTCGCGTCGGGCGATCGGCTGGGCCATCAGCTCCCGAATGAGATCCGGCACCTTCACCCCGGGGCCGTTGAGATTCACCGGCGGGCCGGGATAGTCGGGCGGGACGCCGGCGACGAGGTAGACGACGAGCGGGACCAGCTTCCCGTCCACCATGATGGTGGAGCAGAACTCGCCGCAGGCGTCGCAGAGAAAGTCGTTCGTGTGGGCCATTGAATCACCTTGGAGGTTAGTATGCGTTCCATGACCGTCGTCCTGTTGCTCCTCGCCGCGCTCGCGTGCGGCGACACCACGAAGCCCGTCACGTCCATCGATCCCTACGCGCTGTTCTACGTGCGGAACGACAAGCCGACGAGCCCGATCTACTACGGCTTCATCCGGTTTCCCAATCGCACGCCGGTCGAGGAGTCGTTCATCGGGTCGGCAGGCGCTGGAGAGGAAGCGTGCGCCAGCTTCGGTCTCGAATCGATCATCCCCGGCGACCCCGAGAACATGGTGCAGCTCGTCTTCAAGGTGACACAGGACAACCGCGATCCTGCGGCCAATCCTCCGGGCATCGTCATCGACTCGCTGATGTCCCCCACCGTGGACCCCTTTGCACTGGGAGCGAACACGCCCACCACACCGCACCGTTTCCGCCTGTGGTGGAAGGCGGACGGCTCGACGTTCTTCGACTTCGGGTTGTGGAACGACTCGACGCGCTGGGCGGCGGAGCCGGGCTGGCCCTGTCCCACCCGGTTCTAGTAGTCATGGATCGCCTCACCGAACGTGACCTCGCGCGTGCCGTTGAGAACGTTGAGCGCACCGCCGGAGTTCTGTTCGCCCCACAGCTCGTAGTAATCGCCGGACGCCGGCGCATTGTCGCGTGCGACACACTGGACGACGGTTGCTTGTGATGCCGTCGCCACCGCTGGCACTTTCTCCTCGGCGATGAAGGTCGTGTTGTTCTTCTTCCAGCGCGCCCGCCGATAGCCGGTGGCATTGGCGGCGAACGTGATCTGCCCGACCAGCCGAATCCCGCCGCGCCCGACCATCCCCGCAGGAACGGTGATGCGCGCCGTGTTCGATGAAACGTCGTGCAGCGGGCCGATGTCGTAGGTCTCGGCGTCGAACGTGATCGCCGCTTCCGTCCCAGTCGTGAGCGACTGCACAGCCCCGCTCTTGTAGGCCAAGCAGCGCCGCCGCGCCAGCCCGCGGAAGAACTGCACCGCGTCGATTTTGACGAATCCCCCGCCCGCCGCATGGCCCGGCCACGAGAAGCCGAGCACCACGTAGCGGGTCGTGCTCCCCAGGACAACCCCCCCGACTAACGTCTGCGTCCCTGTCGTGGTCGTGGAGGCCAGCGTGGTGCGCGCGAGGAACGCCTTGGCTGCATCGTACTCCTCAACCACGATCGCCACGGCGGCCGGGAAGGCTGCCGACAGGTTGAACGCGACACTCCCCCACACCTCATCCAAGGGCTGCACCGGCAGATAGAGCGGCGTCCCGGTCGTGGAGTCATCCACCGGTGTCGTCCGATCGCATTGCTGGAGCCGGCTCGCGGGAACCCCGCACGTCCAGTATCCGCTCGTGGCCCCTTCGAGCTGGCCAACCGTGAGAGTGGACATCGTGCCGGCGGTCGCCGGGTCGCGGCGCCAGTAGGTCGTCCCGAGTTCCCACCCACCGTTCAAGGCCAGGTTGGTCCCGATCTCGGCCATCTGCTGCACAACATCCGGCGCGAGGCTCGGCTGCGTAACTTGACCAGCGGTAACACTGAGAACTTTCCTGTAGGTCGTCCCGTCAGCCGCTGAGTCGAGCGTATCCGGATCGGCCGCCAAGGGCTTGGCCAGGAGGCGGTTGACCGCCTTGCCGCTGGACTCGTTGATGGTTGCGATGAGGTTCCCGGCAGTCAGCTTTCCCGCCGCCGCGTCGTTGATCTTCGCGTCGGTCACCGCCAGCCCCGCGATGCTCGTCGTCTGTACGAGCCCCGAGCTGATGTTCAGCACCCGCTTGTAGGTCGTCCCATCGCCGACCGAGTCGAACGTATCGGGATCGGCGGCCAGCGGCTTGGCGAAGAGACGGTTGAGCGCCTTGGCGCCCGACTCCTTGACCAGTGCGTCCGCCGTCTCGCCCACCGTGTCGGTCGCGATGAGCGCGTACTTCCCGTCGGTGTAGTCCTGCGCCCGCTTCGGCTTCCCGGTCCCATCGTCGATGAACGTGTCCACGAACGCTTGCCGCGCCCGGAAGCGGAACACCGGCCCCGCCACGCCCGCCCCCGCCGCGTCCGGGTACGGCGTGATCGTCACGTACACAAGGTTCGCGTAGACGAACGCCACCCCCGCGTCGAAGATCCCGTCCTGGCCCTCGACTACGGTCCCCGTCCCCGCCGCGGGGAACGCACTCGTCGAGGTCGCGACCTTGAAGGAGGCGACGCCCGTATTCCCGTAGACCTGGACGAACAGGCGGAGCGCCTTCCAGACGGCGTCGGCGGAGAGGATCGACACGGTCGGCAGGTAGGAGAAGCTGATCTGCGCCTGGGCGATGAGCGACTCGCCGCCACTGCCGTCCCCCGCCTCGTAGGCGAACACGCTCACGTAGAGCGTCTGGCCGTCCGTCAGCGTGGCGAGCGAAGCCGTCGTGAGCATCCCGCTCGCATCGAGGGCCTGCGCGGCCGCGGCGCGGACGGTCGCGGCGCTCGGGAAGGCGCTCGTCGAGGTGGCGATCTTCACGCTGCGGCCGCCCGTCGCCCGCACGACGGCGGACACCACGCCCGAATCCGCCACGGACAGGGCCACCCCGAGCAGCGTGGGCGTCGTGAAGCCCAGCAGCGTCGCCGCCTCCGCGCCGGCGAAGATGTCCGCGTAGCCGTTCGTGAGCCAGCCGGTGAACTCCCACACGCCCTGGGTGAAGCTCACATCGGTCAGCCGCGCCAAGGCGACGAGCTGGCCCCGGAGCGCCCGCGCCGCGTGCGGATCCTTGGCCAGGAAGCGCGTCGTGCCGATCGTCACCGCGTCGGCCAGCTCGAGCTCGGGCCAGGGATCGAGCGTCCGGTACTGCCACAGCATCAAGCCGGTGGCGAGGGCTTCGCCGGTGCGCCGCGCCATCTCCTTCGCCTGCGGGCCCGAGTAGACGTACTTCCCCGCTTCCTCGGAGAACTTCTCCTCGGCATCGACCCGGGCGGGGCCGAGCTTCGTCAGCGCAACGGTGCTCTGCCAGATCGCCTCGTCGTCAAACTGGTTCTTCTCGTTGCTCCAATTCCAGGCGACCGAGACCCGCGGCCGCCGCTCCCGGAAGCCCGGGACGATCCGCAGGGGGATCACCCGGTCCTCTGGGAAGTGGGCGACGGGGGCGCGCTGGTCGAAGAAGTCCACCGCCACGATCCGGCCCTGACTGGAGACGACGGACCGCCCGAATACCGCGGCCAGCGCATCCGCTTCGTCCGCCGCGTTCGCGTCGGTGATGGTCTTCGAGACCGTGAGCGTCTCCGTCACGCCGGGGCCGATGTGGCGCGTCGGCACTTCGGCTTGGTTCAGGAGGTCGGCATAGACGACGTTGGCCGCCTGGTTCGTGTAGACGAGCGCGGCGCGCTGGCCGGTCACGCGGAGCTGCGCCCAGGAGACCTGCACCCGGCGGGCCCCGGCGCCGGAGGCCACGTTGGCCCGGAAGAGGAGGCGGAGATCGGTGTAGTCTGAAACGCTCTGCGCCTGCGCCGCCGACAGCGCGAGCGAGAAGTCCGTCCACTCGTCGGGCACCGTGATGGGGTCGCCCACCATCTTCTGCGTCGCGCCCTGCAGCAGCTCGACCCCGAGTGTGAGCACTTCGCCCCCCGTCGCGTCTTTCTTGCAGCGGAAGTCCACGAAGTGCCCGGTGTCGCGGTTGGGGTCCGCGAGGTTCGACAGGCCGAACGTCACGGCGTCGTTCGTCGGGGACGCGGGGCTCTGGACGTAATCGGTATCGTCCGACACCGCCTCGTCGATCGTGAGGTGAATGTTGACCGCCCCCCCCGCCTGATCCGTCCAGCCGTCGGGGTTCGACACGGTGCTGTCCGGCGTCTCCACCCCCGACCCCGCGAGGTCGTACTTCGGCAGCCGGGCCGAGATCAGCGCGTTCGCCCCGAGCAGTTCGATCCCCACCGCCGCGGCGCCGGGCTCGAAATCGTCCACCACCACGAAGCTGTCGATCAGCGTCCACTGACTCTTGGGGAGCGCCGTCTCCCCGACGTACCAGCGGAACTCCAGGTTGACGAGATCGTAGGTGGTGAGCAGGTCTTCAATCGTGGACTGAAAATCCCGCCGACCGTTCTTCACCGCGCGCAGCGTCGCGGTCGTGATCCGGCCCTGGAGCGTGACCGGGTCCACGTGGCTCGTGTAGCTCACGATGTGCGCGACGTGGGAGAGATCGACGACGGTCTTCTCCTCCATCCCCAGCTTGCGGAGGATGGGCGTGAGGCTCCCCGCGCCGTTCGGCGTCAGCGTGGCGCGGACCTTGCGCGTCTGGGTAGCCGTGAGCCCCAGCTCGGTGAACGTCTGGCCGTCCACGTAGACGACCCAGGCGGTGTCGGCATCGTTGCGGATCTCGTAGGTGACGCTCGTCCCCGGTGGCGTGTCCGCGAGGCTCGCGAGATAGACGGGGCCCGTCGGCGCCGCGCCGAGGTCGAGCAGGTTGCCCGCGGAGAACGTGATGATCTTCTGGGTGAAGCTGCCCGTCTCGATGGTGAGCTTCGGCACCCCGCCGGCGGTGCCCGTGTCCCCATACGTCCCGGCGGGCACCGGGATCCCCGCCCAGATGCCGCTGTAGGGGAAGTCCTTGAGCAGTGCGCTGCGCAAGACGTTCCCGGTCCCGAACGTTTGGATCGTGTTGTCGTAGCCCCAGCCGACATTCGTCACCGCCGAGCCGTCGGCCGCGTGGGCCGTGATGATCGCGATGGTGCAGGGGTGCAGATACTCGGGGAAGTTGGCGGCGAGGAAGAAGTACACCCCGGGCGTCACGGTCGGGGCGCCCAAGGCTTTGGGCCGCGGCCGCGTGGGCAGCGCCGAATAGTCGAAGGTCACCTCGCCGGCGGCATCGCCCGCCGCCGCGACGTCGAGGGGCTCGGCGATCTGTGCGAGGCGGAGCAGCGGGACATCTTGCAGCCCAAGGGTGACGCCGAGCACGTGGTAGAGTCGGCACCGCCACCAGGCGACCGCGCGGCCCGTGCCGGCCTGGTTGGGATGCAGGCTCGCCTTGACCCGCATGATCTCGCGGTTCGCGTCGTCGGTGCCGCCCCAGCTGATGAGGGCGGCGGAGTACGGGAAGTCGTTGTTGAGGTCGGTGAAGAAGCTCGAGCCCGTGGTGGAGCTGATGAGGGCGGCGATGGTGGAGGCGAGCCGCAGCCCCCCGTCCACCACGAACTCGAAGTCCGCGCCCGAGGGCGGGCCGTCGCCGGCCAGCCAGTCCGCCTGCGTCTGTTTGATCGCGGCGGCGGTGATGGCGTGACATTCGACGGGATAGCGAAGCTTCGACGCGGCGCGCCGGAGCCGCGCAGCGAGTTGGGGCGAGACGGGCCGCATCTAGCGGCCCCGCCCGGGGGCGGCCACTAGGGCACCGCCAAGCATTCGGCGAGCGAGAACAACCCCCGGAATACGATCACGTCGAGGAGGACGCCGTAGAGCTCCCCACCCGCTGCACCTGTGCCGCCGATATGCAGGGTCTGGTCCCCAAATGCGGCAAAACTGGGGGCCGGGCCCGTGTCCGTACCGAAGCCCCCGCCCACGTCGAGGCGCGCAAACCCGCCCGTCGTGAGCGCGCGGAATTGTTCGCACACGGTCAGTTGAGCGCCAGCAGGAATAGCCAACACGGGCGCGATGCTCCCGGTGGCGGTCGTAATTCTGGCGAGGAGCTGGCGCGCGATGCTCGCGAAGTAACCGCTGAGTTTCGGGTTGGCACTACTCAGTTCGTAGATGTGGAGGTTGGAGCCAGTCGTCAGCGTTCCCGCCGCATCCGCGTGAACCGGCCGCGCCAGTCGTGCCAGCACGGTGAGGTCCATCGGCCCGAAGTTGAACGGCACGGTGAGGCTGTCCGCTGCCCGGGTGACCGCACTCGCCACCGTCTTGATGTAGGAGGATGGGAACGCCGCGCCGCGCTCAAACTGGGCGCCCCAGACGTACAGCCCGCTCGTGCCGTCTCCGTCGTAGGAGACGTTGCCGCCAGCGTTTGCCAACTGCACGATGATCCAGCCTGACGTAATGCCGCTGGCGATCTTTCCGCCCAGTCCGACGCGATACCACCCGTCCGCAAGCTTCGTGATTGACGACACGTACAGCGACCCACTGCCTCGCGCAACCGCGCCGCTCAGCGTCCCAGCGGACAGGTCCACATCCACCCGCGCCCCTTCGCTCCCCGCCCCATTGGTGAGATAGATCTGTGCCTTCGTCCGTTCGGCGGCTCTGAGAAAAATTGCGTCTGCGACGTTCTCGTCGGCGGTGATCGTGAGTGACTGCGCGACAAAATGCGTGCTCGCGGCGGTCGCGTCCTCCACGAGCTTGTCGGCGGTCAGCGTCCCATCGGGGGCGGTGATGGCGTTCGCGCTGATACTGGCGCGTGTCTTTTGCCACGTCGCGTTGTCAAACGTCTCAGACTGGAGCAGCGAGTTCACCCGGATTCCCTCCAGCAGAATCCCCGGGGTTTCTCTGATGCCATCCCCGTCGAGGTCCACCCACTCGATGCGCACCTTGTTCGCCGCCGCGAGCCGCAGAATCCCGTCGCGGTCGAGGTAGGTCGCGCACGTCGAAGCATCGGCGCGCGTGAACGTCTCGACGAGTCCGGGGATCGCGCGCCCCGCGCCGTTGCAGGCGAGGACGCCAAACCGCTGCAGCGTCCGCCCGCCAATCCGGAGCAGGATGTCCCGCGTCTGGACTTCGGCCATTAGAGCGCCCCCTCCTTCGGCTCGTGCACCTCATAGGGGAGCTGCCCGAACGGATAGAAGTACGAGCGGTCCTGCTTGAACCCGAGCCGCTGCTCGGGCCGATGCACCAGTAGCGCCTGCTCCGCCCGGGCCTCGTCGAAGATCAGCACGGCGGGCGACTCGGCCCCGTACCGCTTGAGGTGATACCGGAACTGCTCGTAGGCGTCGAACGTGGCGTGGTGGATCGGCACGCTCCCCGAGGGGAAGACCGTCCGCCGGCCCATGCCCACGTAGCCCGCTTCGTTGCGCTCCCGCGTGGCGAGGAGATCGTTCGCGTCGGGGAACTCGCCCAGGTCGCGGTCGAAGGAGTAGGAGAGACCGACGAGGCCGTTCACGAGCGGCTTGAGCCCCGCGCCCATCGCGACGGAATAGATCCGCACCGCCGCCGCCGCTCGCCTGGGGAACCGCTTGAGCCACATCGTGCCGTCCTCGCACACCACGCCCAGCGCGTCATCCACCGAGCCGGTGCCCGGCACGGTCGGCAGCGCGGCGCTGAAGATCGTCTGCGCGGGGGTGGCGAAGTCGTCATCCGACGCCTCGATCTTCACCGTCTCGCCCAAGAGGTTGTGATTCCAGAGGCACACGAAATCGAACGCCCGCACGCGGTCGAAGATCGCCTTGATCCACCAGTCGGAGTTGGCCGTCGTGGCGGACGCCTGCTGGTCGCGCCGGCCCGCCGCGAAGCGGGACGCCTCGAGCCCCGTCGGCTCCTCCTCGGCCGTGACCGCATGGCTGGGGTACTGCTCGACGGTGTCGAACAGGTTGTCCACGCATAACAAAGCACTCATCGAAGCGCCTCACGAATCTGCGCTTGACGTCTTGGAGAAAGAAACCGATAGACGGTCAGTAAGAAACCACGCGCGCGCGGCCCACAGGCATACCATCGCCACATGAGCCCGCCGCCAATGCTGTTGGCCGCACCCCAGTGGCCTGTCGATCCGCCGAACAAGTCACGCATTCGATGGGGCAGCCACGCGTCTTTCTGCGATACATTCGCAGTGACCGACCCACCCGTGCGGGTAGCGTGGCCCTCTCCCTCGTAGATGCCAGCCGCCCAGGCGATGTCGCGGGCGGTCGGCGTAACGATGGAAGGACAGTGCCTCCATGTGCGATAGCGCCGACTGAGCCCTAGCCGTCGCCCCATGAGCTGGAGCGAATGGAAGCTCCGTCCTGGCAACATGGAGAGCAGTTGGCCACGCGGGGTTGACCGGTAGTGCCTGGTCAATGTTTCGCGCTCAGCATCGCTCCAGCGTTTGCAGATGTCACCTTTTTTCATATGCCCCCCAACCGCGGTTCGCCGCCCAAGCGTTCGGCCCGGCGCATCTCGTAGAGCCCCGCCTCCGTGGTCCCGTCCGCATTGATGACCGTGACCCGCAGGAAGCCCTCATGGAGCGTGCCGAGCAGCTCGCGATGCCGGCGCTCCTCCGCCCGCTCGCGCTCGCTGTCCTTCCGATCAAAGAGCGAAATGAGCGACCCGAACGTGCTGGCGATGATGCCAATCGGCCCCAGGCTGGCGAGCCCCTCGATACCGGAGAGGCCCGAGAGCATCGCCCCACCGGCGCCGAAGATCGCCCCCGGCCCGCCCTGCTGGGCGAGCTGCACCGCCGACAGAAAGGACTGGGCGATGAGCACCCCGGTCGGCGTGGCGGCCTTCTTGAGGGCCTTGCCGCTCTCTTTCTCGAGGTCCGACAAAAAGAACTCCCGCGGTGCGAACTTCTCGGGCGTTGCGAGCTTGCCGAATAGCCCCCCCTTCTCAACGTTGCCACCGCCCCCGATCCCCACGAACGGCAACCGCAGGTTGCCGAGCCGACCGGTGGCCAGGTCGCGCTCCAGCACCTCCGCCATCGCCGCCCGCAGGGCATTGCCGTAGAGCTGCCCCGCTTCAGTCCCCAGGCGCTTGAACTGCGGCGCCGCGGCGAACAGGGTCCGTAGTTGGGAGTTGAGGTCGAGGAAGCGAATCCCGGTGAGAAACGCCTGGGCCCACTTCGTCCCATCGTCCTGCGCATCGGCGATGAGTTGGACTTTCGCTTCCGCCAACTGCTGGCGGCGTGCTCCAACAACGCGGTTGGCGGCATCGAGGGCGTTCTGGGCCAGCGCGATCTCGCCCGGCGTCCCGCGCGCCACCGGACCACGCGGCGACGGGACCGTCGAGGTGAGCCGGTTGAACTTTTCCTGGGCGGCGGTTGCCTCCGTCTGCGCAGCAGTAAGCTGATTTTGGATGGCCACGACGGGCTTGCCCTGGGCGATGATGTCACGCCACGACTGATTGAGGCGATCCGCACTCGCCGTGAGTGCATCGGCGGCAGCACTCGCGAACTTCCAGGCGAGCGCGATCGCGCCCGCCCCAGCCACCGCCCCCGTGACGACGAGCGATCCGGCCCCCAGGAGCCCGAGCCCCGCTGCCACTTTGCCGAGCGGCCCCGGGATGCCCGCCGCCTGGAACGCAAGCGTGCGGAGCCCGTTCTCCATGAGGTTGAGACCCTTGCGCGAACCGGCCGTCGACGTGACGAGCCGGTTGTTGGCCACGACCATCCGGTCGAAGCCCAGCGACGCCGTGCCCGACGCCGTGCCCGTCACCTGCACATCACGCCGCAGCTCGGCGAGCGCGGCGCGCGCCAAGTTCTCGGCAACGATGCGGATGCGGGTTTCTGGGGTCGCGGCCACGTTACTCGGTCCCTTCAGGGAACGCTTCAGCCAATAGGTCCGGGTCGCTCAGGAGGGCCCAGAGTTTCCAGGGGATCACGCCATCGGGGGTCTGCCACACCGGACTCCAATAGAGTCCGGGCCAGTGCTTCAGAAAGCGGAGGGCACCGACACAGGTCAGGTCGTCGGGTTTGACGGGAGCGGGGGCTCCGGCGTTGAGGGCGGCTGGCGCCCCGCCAGTTGGCAGACGAAAAAACCCTCCGCCATCTGCTCCAATGCCACGGATGGCAGGTTGATCATCTCCTCGACGATCTCGTCCGCGAAGCCCAGCGAACTGAACATCCGGCGTAGTTCTGTCTCGTACTGATCGTCAGTGAGCGCGTCCCCCGTCTCCGGTTGCGTAAGCCACTTCTCAAAGACCTTCACCCATCTGATGTATTCCAGGTGCGACCACAGCCGCCCCGTATGGGTGACGCCCGCCCGGTCGATGTAGGTGGGCGGCTCATGGGCTTTGATCCACGCCTGCGCGTCAAAACTCATGAGGCGTAGAGCAGATTGAAGCGGTTCGTCCCGCCCGGATCGAGGACGCCCTTGGCGCCGAAGCGCACGAGACCGTTCTCGTCCTCGTAGGTAAAGGGCTCCTTGGTGATCTGGGCGCGGTCCGCCGTGAGCACGATCTTGTTGCTCCCGCCCCCCACCCCGAGCGTCTGGATCAGGGCTTCCTGCGCGCGCGAGCTCCACTTGAGCCCGGGGTTGTAGTCGACGATGCGCGCGGCTTCGACCGCGACGTCCCATGTCAGCTTCCGGCCCGTGATCAGGTGCCGCGTGTTCGCCGAGTTCGCATTGTCGCGGAACTGCAGGATGTTCTCGAGCGTGACGCTCGACCGCTTGACGAACGCCGTCGTGAGCGTGCCGAGCTGCCACGAGGCCGCCGCCGCGTAGGCCGGCGGGATCGACGTCTGGTACGTCGGCGCGATCAGCGCCGCGTCCGTGGGCTCGACGTACTGGCCGCGCGCCACGACGTCGATGAAGCCCGGCTTCCCCGCCTCACCCGAGTAGACGAGCTTCGACACCTTCGCGGCGAGCAGCTTGTGGAGTACCCAGACGTTCGTGTCGAGCCCCTTGAAGGCGTAGAACGTCAGGCTGGGCTGGCCGGCCGCGAGGACGGAGAGCGTGTCGTAGGTCCACTGGGCGGTCGCGAACGCGGCCGACATGAGCGCGCCCTGCAGGATGGCATGGGGCTCGGGGCCGGCGGTCGTCGCGTAGGCCGAGCCCTTGCCACGCTGGTAGAGCCGGAAGCCGATCTCACCCCAGAGATAGGACGGGGCGAGCGGGGCGGCAGACTCGAGCTTCTGGTTGTCCAGCTCGTCCTGGTCGTTGTCGATGTAGGCGCCCCAGTTGATCGTGGCGGGGGCGACGAGCTGCAGCGCGTCGGGAGCGGTGGGAACGGCGTCGGTGCCCTCGACGGTTTCGAGTTTGGCGAACACGACCTGGAGGCGCTTGATCTGCGTCGGCATGGTCTACACCCCTTGCGTCCTCGTAAACAGCGACCCTCTGAGCACTCCGCCTACCCGCACCACCGCATTGTCCTTCGTCTCGAAGACCTCGATGGACGCCACCGGGTCCTCGACATTCACGATCTGCCGGAGCGTGGCGCCGAACGCTTTGCCCCGCAGGCCCTCGAACAAGGGGACCAGGGCCTCGATGCTGATCTCACTATCCCGCCGCGCGCTCGCCAAGGCGGCGACCCGCGTGTGATAGGCGAAGATCACCGGGAAGTCCGGGACGTCGCGCTTCCCGAAACTCGCCGCCTCGCCATTCGTCGGCTGCGTCCCGACGTAGTGCACGATCATCGGGAAGGCCGCTGCCAGCTGCCCACCCACGACCGTCACCGCCCCATCCATCACCGAGGCGATCGCGGGGACGCTCGTCGAATAGAGCGTGTTGAGCGTCGTGATCTGGGCGTTGATCGCGGCGACCGTGAAGTCCGCCTCGATCAGCTTGCGGATCGGGTAAATCATCCCGCGAGTACCACGCCGACCATCCCCGCGTCATCGGGCGGCACGACGTCCCGCACCGTGTAGCTCACGCCGCCGACCGTCAGCGCCGCCCCGAGCACGAGCCCCGCAAGACCCGCCTTGATCTCCACGACGTTGACGCGCTCGATCTGCTGCCCCTCGGAGCTGAGCACTTCCTGATTCTGTCGGAGGATGCCCTGGACCGTGGTAGCTCCCAGGACCACATCGACCGCTTCACCCAGGGCCTTGAGGTCCGACAGCACCCAGGCGATGTCACCGTCCCCGAGCGCCACGTTTCCTCGCCGGCGCGGGGTCGCGGTGCTCGACCTCGGGCTCCCGCGCCTCGACCGCTTCCACCCGCACCGCCCGACCCTGCGCGATAAACTGCTTCGCCCAGTAGTCGGGGATGTCGTGCTCGGTGCCGGGGTCGAGGGATTGGCCGTGCTCCCAGCCAACCCCCCGCAGCATCTTGATCCGCATGGCCGCTCCTTACGACGCGAGCGCGTCCTTCATCGCGGCGAAGCTGACCGGGTGCCGCACCCCGACGTCCACCATGAGGTACGGCGTGATGAGGATGTTCGCCCGGCGCGCCTGGGTGTAGGGATCGACCACGACCTCCATGTCGCCCCACTGGCCGAAGATCAGCTCGTTCCAGTTGCCGAAGATGATGGCCGAGCAGATCGTGGTGCTCGTGCCCTTCGTGAGGTTCGACGGCACCTGCTGCGTGGCCTCGGCGCGGTAGCCGTTCACCTCGCCCTGGTACCAGACCGGGATGCCGGTGGTCGCGCTGATCTGCGCCACCTTCTTGAGCGCCGCGCGCACCTTGGAGTTCGTGAGGTACGCCAGGGCCCCCATGTCGGCGTTGTCGATGGCGACCTCTTTCTCGAGGTCCACCGCGTGATCGTAGGTGGGCGCGAGCCCGTTCGTCCCGCCGGCGACCGACCCGATGCCGACGGTGGCCAGGATGCCGCGCGGTTCGTTCGAGGTCCCGAGGCCATTGATGCCGACCCGGTCGAGCTCGATCGCGAACACCTGGACGAAGTCGTCCCGGATCAGGTTGTCGATGTCCACGACCGCCTGCGCGAGGAGCTTCCGCGTGTAGGACGTGGTCGCCGTGGCGAGCTTCGGCGCGAGGTTCAGGTTGTCGAGCGTCAGGTTCGACTCGGACGCATCGGCCGTCGGCGACTCGCCGACCCAGGCCACGCTGTGCGCGCCCGTCTGCCGCGGGAACTGGACGTCCCCATTCAGGCCGGCGAGGAAGCGCGCGCCGAGCGCCCGCGTGAAGATGCGGTTGCGCAGGATCTCGATGAACGGCCCGGGCTCGGTGAACTTCAGCTCGCCGCCCTTCGAGGCCGTCGCGACTTCGTGCGCGCCGCGCTGGTAGTACAGCTGCTCGCGCACGCCCTGCGCCTTGCCCTGGTCGACCCAGAGATTCATCGGGATGAAGATCGAGCTGACGTTCCGCTTCAGCTTGAGATTGCTCCCGCCCCGGGCTTTCGCGATCGCCCGATGGACGTCCATCTCGAACGGCGCCATCTCGTCGTCGCCTTCGGCGGCGGCGAGCAGCACGCGCGAGAGCGAGTACCGCCCGCGCTCGAGGTCCTCGGTCGCCACGACGGGACCGTCGGCCGCCGGCATGAAGCCCGGCCGCACCGTGGCCTCGTAGCCCGCCAGCACTTCACGGGTCGCGGCCTCCACCGGGGTGCCCTTGCTGTGCCACTCGTCGAACTTCGCGTCGCTGACCTTGTGCGAGCGTTGCAGGGCGCGGAGCTCGGAGACGCGCGTGCGCTCCACGGCGCCGGCGTCCGCGGCGACCGTCACGACCGGGGCTGGGGCCGGGGCCGGGGGAGAGGTCGGGTCCATGGTGCGTGACTCCTGTGTGACGGAGGCTTGGGGGTCTGCGGCGCGGCCAACGCCCACCGTGTGATCGGCCGGCACCGGGGCGAGCGACCCTTCCATCGGCATCCACTTCGTGGCGCGGACGGTCAGGATCTTGCCCTTCTCCTGCTCTTCTTTGCGGTCCTGGATCGTGTAGCCGACGGAGGTCTCGACGCGGATCCCGTCGAGCACGTCCTGCATCACTTCGCGTCCCTCGACGCTCTTGCTGAAGCGGACGGTGCCGCGCAGCACGCCATCGTCGCCCGCCTCGAGGTTCTCGATGCGGCCGACCTGCTTGTCGGTGTTGTGGTTCATCAGGAGGGGGAGGCCCTGCTTCGCGCGCGTGAAGTCGATCGCGCCGTTGCCGTGCTCGAGGATTTCGACCCAGCGATCGCCCCACCAGTCCTGGCGCTCGATCGGCGTGTCGGACGAGAGGGCGACGCTGATCTCGGGGTCGCCTTTGCCGTCGCTCGCGCGCACGACCGTGAGGGCCGCGGTGCGATACAGCATGGGACTCGCTTGACGCTTCGCCATTCGGACTCCCGAAAAGACAAAACCCCCAAGGAGAACCCCCAGGGGTTTGGCGTGAAACGAAAAACGCCCTCGGAGGGATGAGCCCCCGAGGGCGATGGTGTCCTACGTTGCCTCAACGCTAGCATCCTGCGGCGATTCGCGCAACACCCCCCTAGTGCCGGACGATAGTCCGCTTGCGCGTGCCAGCCATGACGACGTAAGTCGAAACGGGCGGAGGGGGCGGGGCTCGTGTGATCGTCCCAACTTCCGCGGAGGCACTGACGCCGCTGAGTGCGAGGGTCAGGTCGTTGCCCAGGACTGTGACGGTGCCAACCGCGGTCGTGGCAGCTACACTCGTGAGGGGGAGCGTGTTGCTTGGCGCAACCGTCCCGACCGCACCAGTGGCCGAGATTCCCGAGACTGCACACGCCCGCTCAACGGCGAGCGTCCCAACGCCCCCGGTTCCCGCAATCCCAGTCGGCGCGAGGGTGTGCGATGGAGATACCGTCCCGACGGCGCTTGAGGCGGAGACTCCTGAGACCGCCAGCGTTCCCTCGACCCCGAGCGTTCCAACGGCGCCGGTCCCGGCTACCCCCGTCAGGGCAAGCGTGACGTCATTGGACAGCACGGTGACGGTGCCGACCGCCCCCGTGCCTGCAACACCCCCGAGAGGGGAACTGCTACTCGGCGCAACGGTCCCGACAGCGGCAGTCGCCGCCACCCCCGTGAGCGCGAGCGTCCGATCCGGCACGAGCGTCCCGACCGCCCCCGTCGCCGCAAGACCGGACAGGGCGAGAGCCAGACTGGCCACCACCGCGCCCACGCTGCTGGTGCCGGCCACGCCCGTCAGGGCGACCGTCACGTCCGGACTCACCGCATTCGGCCGGATCTCGAAGCCGATGGTCGAACTCTCATCGGCGGCGGTCGTCAGCACGCCGCCCGTGACCGTGCCGGGATCAGCGGTCGGCGTGCAGGTCTGCACCTGGCACACGCAGCCCTGCGCGCCGATGGTGGTGGAGGTGAACTCGGCGACCGGCTCCGCCCACGTGCCGCCGGTCTGCGCGCCGCCCGCCGCGAGCGCGTTGTTGTCGTCCTGCGCGATGAGGGCGATGGCCAACGCCCCGGCCACGGTGGTCGTCACCGTGGGCAGGGCCGGGTCGTCCTCTTTCGGGATGTCCGAGAAGCTTGCGGCCGGAATGATGTCGGCGAGGGTGCCTGAGACGTAGCCGTCGAAGCTGTAGATGCGCCCGAAGCGGCCCGCCGTGCCACCCGCCGTGCCGAAGTTGACGGTGGTGCCGTCCTCGGTCCCCACGGCGATCTTGCCGTACACGTAGGAGCGCCCGACCGGCGTGCCGGTGCCCATCGCCGCTCCGAGCCCCGAGGTCGGATACAATCGCGTCCAGCCCGAGGGGGTAGTCGGCTCCGAAACGTTGTCAATCCAGTTGAGATGCGCGACGAGAATGTCATTCGCCGCCACCACGGCCGGGCACACAAGGGCGAGCTGGGCGCCGCTCGTCTCCGTCCCCGCGCCCGCGCCCGCCGACTTGTAGGCGATCCCCATTTACGCGATCCGGATCAGGCCCGTCGTGGCGTCGTTCACGGGCATCGTGAGGGTCAGGGTGCCCGCCGTGATCGTCTGCGATCCGAAGGTGTGCACCGACACCGCGAGCTTCGACGCCGACGTGTCGTTGTAGATCAGTACCGCGTCGAACGCCGTGGCCAACGTCACGTTCGTATAGACGATGGACGCCGAGGGCGTGAAGAAGGCCGTCGTGCCGGAGATCGCCGGCCCGGTCGCCGTCGTCACCGCCACGCCACCCGCCGTGTAGTTCGTGCCGGAGACTTCGCCCGTCGCGCTGTAGACCGTGTCGCCGGCGCCGCGCGAGGCAGTCACCAGGTACAGCGCCGCCTTGTAGGCGTCCTTCGTGGTGGCGGCGCGGATCACGCTCGCCCCGAAGGCGTGCAGGCCGTTCATGAGGTCGGCCTTCGCCTGGGTGCAGAATGCCTGGATGTTCGCCATCTCAGCCTCCGAGTGATGCCGCTTCGCCGAAGGCGGAGAGGGGTCGTTTCAGGGTGATGTGCGCCGAGCGATGGACATGCTGTGAACAGAAGTGCGTCGGGGCATCCGCCGTCCCGGTCTGGTGCGCCGGCCCGGGGCAGCCGCGCAAGCAGTACTCCACCCACGTCGTATGCTCGACGTCGGTGTCGACAACGCCCTCTTTTTTCTCGAGGAGCGTTTCGTCCATGAGGCCGTGCGTCGTCGTGATCATCGGCTCCTCGCAGCGATTCGGTTGCCGTTCCCGTTCTTGCCGGCCGCCTCATCCTCGTTGTCCTGCACGCCCTGCGCGTTCGGCCCGGGCGTCTGGCCACTCACCGGCCCGAGCGTCAACCCATGCTCGGCGGAGAGCTTCTGCTCCTCCGCCAGGTCCTCGAGGATCTCCTCGAAGTCGCGCCCCTGCTCCGCCGCCTGCCGGGTGCGGGAGTTCAACCCGAGCGCCAGTTCCTTCTCCGACGCATCGAGCTCGTTGCGGGGATCGACCCAGGCCCACCCCCGCGGCCGCCACGCCACCCGCAGATAGTTCCGCGGATCGACGGACAGCCCCGGCAGCTCGCCCGTCAGGAGTGCCATCTTGAGCCACTCCTCGTAGACCCGCGTGTGGACGTGCTCGATCATCCACTGCTGCAGCGCCCGCCACTCATCCCGATCCGCCAGCTCGCCCACGCGCGCGGACGAGTAATTGACGCCGGAGAGGTCGTTGGCGAGCGAGTGGTAGGAGACGCCGAGCCCCGCCGCAATCGCCCGGAGAATCGAGGACACGAAGTCGCCGTAGGCTTGCGTCGGGTGCTGCGGGTCGTTCTGGACGGCCTTGTAGCCCGGCGGCAGCTCATGCGCCATCCCCGGCGAGATTTCCTCGGGGACCGTGTCGATGGTCTCGTCCTGCGTCCCGGTCAGGGCGGCGTCTGCCGTCGTCTCGTAGAAGATCGGCTTGGCGGCCGCCGACCGCGCGGCAACGAGCTCGGCCTCCTGATAGCCGTCGAGCATCTTGTGCGGGACGAGCACCGGATGAAACCACGGCACGCCGCGCGTCTGGTTCACCCGCAGCGGGAGGAAGTCGTGAACGATCTGATCGGCCGGGATAGGCTCCCGCTTCCGGTCGATGGTCGCCTCGGAAGGGTGGCGATTGAACAGCCAGTAGGCGACCGGCTTCCCCCACCGATCGATCTCCACGCCCATGCGGATCTCGTTCTCGCGATCCGACGCGGGGCGGTTGAACGTCACATCCAGGAGGTCCGGGTCGATGAGCTGGACCGCGAAGCGGAACGGATTGTCGAAGCCCCGCACGAACCGGAGAATGAACTCGCCGTCCTGGCCGAGCGACGTCGCGAGGAGCCCCTGCACGTCACGCCAGGAGTGCCGCCCATCGACGGTGCAGCGTTTGCCCCACGCCGCCCAGCCCTCCTCGATCGTCGGGTTCACCGTCTCGAACGGCCGCCCCTCGGCGGAGCGGATCCGCGCCTGCAGGCGAATCCCCATCGGCCCGACGACGTTGGCGCGGAGGAGCTGCAGGAAGCGTTTCGCGTAGGCGGAATTCCGACAGAGATCGCGCGAGCGGGCCCGCAAGGTCATCAGGTCGCCCTGAATCTCCTTGTCGACCGACAGGACGCCCATGACCCAGTCCATGAACAGCCGGCTGACGCGCGCGCCGGCGAACCCCTGTCCGCCGGTCACGCCCCCTTCGATGCCGACCACGGCCCGCTGCGCCATCGCCTGGAACGGCGCGGGGGCGAGGCGCTCCCACCAGCGGAGTGAGCGGAGCGGGGCGGGGGGGAGGCGGCGGCGCATTAGGGCTGCACGAACGTCGTGAGGTGCATGACGCCGAACTGCCCGGGGTTCCGCTCACGCTGCACGCGGGCGAAGTAGATATTGTGCCACTTGATGAGTTCGGCGACCGGGATCTTGCTCACCGCGCGGCCGGCGATCTGGTAGGACTCGATGTCGGAGGAGGCCCGGCCTTCGAGGACGGACTGAATCGCGGCCAGCATCTTCTCCGCGTGCGTCTGCTGCGTGCCCGCCGCGCCGGCGTTCAGATCCGGCTCGAGGAACAGCACGCCAGCGTCCACCGTAAACCGCTCGGCGGCCTTCTCGACGAAGGCGACCCACTTCCAGTTACCCGAGACGAGCGCCGCGGAGATAGTCGCCGTCACGTCGGCGTCGTGGTCGACGCCGTTCGCGTTTGCGGTCGTGGTGATCTGGAGCTTCGTGCCCGTCGCGGAGGCGGAGCCGACGTTGTGGAAGGCGTACTTCAGCACCCAGCCATCGCCCGACAGGTGGTCGGGGACGTGCTTCGTCCAGGCCCAGGTATCGCCCGCGCGCGCGACCGTCGGTTCGGAGCTCGGCCGTTCGTTGTGCAGAGTGCCCCCCAAACAGAAAACGCCCCCGGAGGCCAAAGCCCCCAGGGGCGATACGTTCCCGTACAACTTACACGCGCTCGCGTTCCTGCGCCACCTAGTAGTCGTTCACCCAGTTCCGCCGCTTCGGCGTCCGGCGCATCGTCTTCAGCTTCTCGGCCGCCATCGTCGTCGGGGGCGGCTCCGGGATCACAGGCACCGGGGCCCCGCCCAATCGCCGAGCCAGCACCCCCAGCTGCTCCTTCCGCGCGCTCGACAGCTCGAGCGCCACGAGCGCCAGCACCTCACAGTCCAGCACCTCGTTGCGCCGCCCGCGGGGCAGTTTGTAGCGCCGGAACCAGCGACCGTTCACCATCTCCTTGACCACCTTCTCCGCGACGAGCTGGTCGAAGTAGTCGGCGTCCGCCGCGAGTGGGAAGTGCATGAACTGCGGCCCGGGGGTCGAGATGCGCAGTCGCCCGTAGACCGAATCCTTCGCCGCATCGGTCCCGACAAAGAACAGCCGGACGCGCCCCCGATTACTGACCGAGGGCTTGTGATTCACGACGGGATGCCCCGGCCCGGAGTAGCCCTTGGTGGCAAACACCCGGAAGCCGTAGCGGGGTTTGCAGAAGCGATAGACGGCATCGGTATGCGCGCCGGAGTCCACGCAGGTCGTGTTGACGCGAATCGTGACCCCTGCTTCGTGTCGCCAGTCCGTGTGGAGGAGGGTGTCGAGCTGCGCCCAGACCGAGGGCTTCGTTCTGTCCTTGCTCTCCCCACTCGGGTCCCCGAGGATGATCTCCCGCCGGATCAGCCAGGATTCCTCCCCGTGGCCCCAGCCACGGACGATGACCTCGAGCCGGTCATCCTGCACGTCCACGCCGGCGGTCAGTAGCCCGACGCCCGCTGGCACCTCGGCGGCATAGGCTTCCTTGCGACTCTCGAAGTCATCGGCATCCATGCCGCCGCGCTCCTCCCATGTCTCCCCGAGCTTCAGGTTCACGAAGGCTTGCAGCGCGGCGACGTCCTGCTGGCAGTCGAGCCACCCGGCGGCCAGCGCGCCCCACCGCTGCCACGGGGAATAGAGCGCATTGATGTGAAAGCCAGGAATCCGCGAGCCGGGGTTCTCGGGGACCCACTTCCCGCCGGCCAGCATCCGCTCCTTGTCGGTCTCAGGAATGAGTGTTCCACAGTGCTCGCAGACGTAGGCGGCGGTTTCAGGGTGCCCCTCCTCCCATCGGAGATTCTTCCAGACGAGGACCTGGAACGCACCGCAGGCGGGGCAGGGGACGTGATACCGACGCTGGTCGGACTTCGCGTACTCTTTCTCGATCCGCGAAAAGCCCTTCAGGGTCGGCGTCGAGTTCTTGAGGATCTTGCGGTTCCAGAAGTTCGCCGCGCGCTGCTCCCCCAGCTTGATCGGATCGCCCTCGGTGCTGATCGACTCGTCGTAGCGGTCGATTTCCTCGAAGAGCACGATCCGGATCGGTCGACTCGCGAGGCCGCTCGGGGAGTTCGCGCCGATGACGGTGATGTGCCCCCCGGGGAAGACTTTGTGGAGCACGGTGTTCGAGGTATCGCGGGACTTGGGGTCAGAAACCTTCCCCCGCAGACAGGCCGACGCCTGGAGCATCGGTGCCAGCCGGTCGGTGCTCCATGTCCGCGCCATCGGGTCCACGTTCGGCTGCACCACGAGGATCGGCGCCGGATCTTGGTCGATGTAGTAGCCGACGATGTTGTTGACGATCTCCGTCTTGCCGATCTGGGAGGCGCACATGAACACCACCGCCTCCACCATGGGGTCGGTGAAGACGTCCATCATTTCCTGTTGGTAGGGGGCGCGGTCAGTCCGCCAGTCGCCGGGCTCGGCCGAGGCGTGCCCCGTCAGGACACGGTTGGCGTCCGCCCATTCGGAAACGGTGAGTCTAGGCGCGGGCGGTAGGCCCGCGTGGACGACCTCGGCGGCGAGGTTGAGGGCGTTCACTTCCACGAGTCGCAACATCCCGGACGTCTCCTCCAGCTTGGCGTAGCGTCGTCAGAAAGTCGTTGGCGATGTTCTCGAGGACGGTCTGGGCTTGGCCGATCGCCTTGAGTCCCACAATCCGCGGCGCATACTTCCCGGGGAACGCGGTGATGCGGGCCCGCAGCTCCGCCACGACGAGCGCGAGCAACCGCTTGAAGGACTCCAGCGGTAGCGCCTTCCCCTCCCGCTCCAGCAGGGCCAGTTCCGCCAGCTTGGCGTCGGCTACCATCTTTCGCCGTCTCGCCGCTGTTAGCCCGTCTTGCGCAGAGTTCTTCCGTGGCCTGGCCATTCCTACCGAAACCCCTGAGCAAAAATTACTTTATCTGGTAAAGTGGTGCCGTCCGCGGACACCCGCGACGCCCACACTCAGGAAGGACCCGCGGGGATGCGCGTCAGGCCGTGCACGTTGATGCGGTGCCCCTTCGGCAAGCCGAGCATGTTGAAGCTCACC